TTTTCTTACGCAAACGTTTTCATAAGTGTAAAATGGAGTATTATAAAAAAGGGCATAAAAAAAGACTGAATCCTGTTACGAAGATTCAGTCTCATAAAGAAGTGGTACCACCAGGAATCGAACCGGGGACACAAGGATTTTCAGTCCTTTGCTCTACCAACTGAGCTATGGCACCAACTTTCACAAATCGCGATTTATCATTTGCGGGTGCAAAGGTAATACTTTTTTCTGGTTCCTGCAAATTTTTCGGGAAATTTCTTTCAAAAAAAGATAAAAAAGTCTATTTTTGTTGGTATTATCCATTATTTAATGTACCTTTGCAGCAGAAATCGGGATTTAGCGCAGTTGGTAGCGCACGTCGTTCGGGACGATGAGGTCGCTGGTTCGAGTCCAGTAATCCCGACGAAAAGTCGTCAGATGTGCCGTAAACACTGAGGTTTCGCCTATGTCGGCACCAAAGTGGTCGGTACAATGTCGGTTTCAAACCTTTATATACATTATTAATAATAGGCTGTATCTGAGAAAAATTAAAGATATGGCTAAAAAAAATTATGCTCCAAATTCGAATGACACTGTACTTAGCAGTGTCATTGGCTGGAAACCTCCAGTTTTTCATCAGAAGTCTGAATGTTATATCTCATTCAATGCGTTTGATCCTCAACTCAACCGCATGAGGAAGAAGAAAATCATGCTTGACCATATCAAGGGCAAGCGCAATCAGCGTATCTACGCTGACCAGATTATGAAGCGTCTCACCGAGAAGCTCATGGCAGGCTGGAACCCTTGGATTGAGGCTCTGCAGCCACTCGAATATACGAAGTGGGAAGATGTTCTAGAAAAATACAAGGCCTATCTCGTCAAAATGTGCAACGAGGGTAGCATGCGTGAAGAGACTTTTGTAGATTACAGCAGTCGTGTCAGAATCCTGGAGAGATGGAAGAAGGAGAAAAACATAGTCCTCAACTTCTCCTACCAATGGGACAAAAGTAATGTGAGCAAGTTCCTGGACTACATATTCATCGACCGCAACAACACAGTTCAGACCCGCAACAACTATCTTGCCTGGACTAAAAGTTTCTCAACCTACCTACTTGCTCGCGGCTATATCCCCAAGAATCCAACAGATGGACTGGGGCGCATCAAGAACAGACAGAAGAAGAACAGAGATGTCATACCGGATTGTACCATGCAGCTCATCAGAGACTACCTGCTGGAGCACAACAAGCACTATCTGCTGGCTTGTGAAATCATCCACTATCTCTTCATCCGACCTCGTGAGATGTCCTATCTCAGAATCTGCGATATCCATGTCAAGACTCAGACGCTCTCTCTGCATGGTGAGAATACCAAGAATGGCAATGATGCCGTTATCACCCTGCCGACTCATGTCATCAAACTGATGATGGAACTCAACATCTTCTCACACCCAGGGCAGGACTATCTCTTCTCTGACGGGTTCTGCCCAGGACCGGAGAGAAAATCAGAGAAAATGTTCCGAGACTACTGGACTAGAGTCTTGCGCAAAGACCTGAAGCTCTCACCTCGCTTCAAGTTCTACAGCCTGAAGGATACAGGCATCACCAACATGCTTCGTGCCAATGCCGATGTCTTGTCGGTCAGAGACCAGGCGAGACACTCATCCATACTCATCACTGACATCTATACACCTAAGGATATACAGAAGGCGAATGAGTATATCAAAAACTATCAGGGCATCTTATAATATATATATAAGGTGGAGAGCTGACTGCTCCCCACCTTATATATATTATGATAGCATATAGAAATAGCCTGTATAAACTGGCTCGATGGCATCGTCCTTGACTTCCAACTCTATCTTCTCGCACACGAATCTCTTGTTACGGATTATGTATATCTTGGATGGGTCAGGTATGTCATCAGACTTAAACTTGACTTCCATGCAATTTCGATTATCAATTTTGATAACTGAATTATGGAACTTACCAAGTGATATGATACCTGTATTGGTAGAATTCAAAGACAGAGAGAATAATTCATTGTCCCCTATAGCACCAACTCCTGCATACTGATAATCAGGATTAATGCGGTAATCGGTCATAAACATAGGCCACCTCGACTTATTTCCAACCCAAGAAATATGGCCATATGGCTTGTCATACGCCTGCACTTTGCCTGGCAGAATGAAGAAAACACTCATGACCTCCTCTTCATCTTCGCTTTCTTCCATGCTTGACTCATCATTTATGGCATCCTGTACGGATATGTAACTATATCCGTCATCATCAACATCGCACTCCTTGGAATCCGCTTCCTTGTCATTAGGTATTGACAGCAGGCAACGCTTCTCGTAGTAATTATCTTCTCCTAAGAATGCTGTCTTGAAATTGATATCTTCTACAACTTGCGCTGCTGGAGAGATGCAGAGATCAACGTAATCATCGGAGTTCTGGTCTCTGATAAGCGGTGACCAGTAACCTGCCAACTGCCAGGTCTTGGTATTGTCCTCCTCTACATATATGTAATAGCTGTAGAAGTGCTCGATAATGGTCTGTCTCTTCTCCTTCTCGCTCCATCCCTGTGTTGTCAAGGCGAACTGGTTGCTCTCGCCAAAATAATCTACGCTTTTGACAATATTGAAGTTTCTGAACACCTTCTTGGAGATGCTCTCATAGCTACCTCTATTGACTGAATCATCTAGCTTATACTCCAGGTTAGCGGTTGATGAAGTACTGAAAGAACCGTCCTCGTCATAGTCTGCCGAATATTCATCCAGTGGTTCTATCTCAATTGAATCTACAGAACTCAACTCTGAGGAACTGATGACGCAGCAGGTCTTCTGGGCTTCATCGAAGTAGATGGAGGCATTGAAGAATTTCCGGAATTCTTCAATGAATGTATAAGATGACCAATGTGGAAGCGCCCTGCGCAGTTCACGCGTCTTGTATGCTGATGCTATATACAGAAGGTTCCATGGCTTACAGTCGAAGTCGTTGCGCTTGAGAGTATATCCTTCGTACTCCACCACCTTGCGGAAGATATACATCAGGTTGGGCTGAACTGCCAGGTTCATGATAAATGGCGCATTGTAGCCGATGAACTGCTTGGTTCTATCCACTCCAACGAAATTGGCGATAAGGTCGTTCGTTTCGTCTCTTACTGGCATGAAACACCATTTCCCCTCCACTCCCAAGAACTCTGACTTATCTTCATTCAGCCTGTAGATGTCATTAATCTTTTGAAGGTTTTTGAATCCCTGAGACCAGCCCTTATCAACTGTATAACCAGGCTTGTCAGCTGTGCCAAACGGAATCTCATCGATGTAATGTTTGGTCAGGCGGTCATTGAACTTGATGCGCGACTTGCCTCCGACTATCTGCAGTTTGATTTCTTTCTCATTCACGGAGAGTATGGTGCCGACACCGCTCATGATGAGCTGGCTGTTACAGAACAGCTTGCAGTCATCGTATTTGGCGACGTTCTTCTTGACCTCCAAACGTGAGACATTCTTGAATATGACACGGTTCTCCAGGATATTCATGGGGAAGGTGATGTCATAGGTGTACTCACCATCATCGGTGACATACTGGTTGGCGTATGTCACCTTGATGGATGATATAGAAATGGGATAGGCCTTATGGCCATTGATGATGCATGTTATCATAAACCTCTACTTATTGTTTAAAATGCGTTCATAATCTCGCAATCTGCGGTGTATACCTCTTCGACCAGCTATCGGAACCTCGACCTCTATGCCATCGTCAAGCGTCTGTGTCAGACGGCTGACGGCTGCATTGACGCCATCAAGGGACTGGCGCACTTCAGTGTTGTCATTGTTGACATTGACAACAGGAGCCACCACTGTACTGCCTCCCTGACCCAGTGAACGTGTGATGTCATCAGCGGTAAGCGAGCCAACAGTATTGGAGCGCTGTGCCCTATCGATGAGGTCAAGAGCCGGACGGATGGATGAGTTGTTGACGGCATTATGGTTTGCCACGAACTCGCCTTCATGGACGACTCCAGCCTCCTTTCGATAGCGGTTGCCTCCGGTATAACCACCTTCGTAGTAGCCAGCCGCCTCTGCTTGGTGTTGCTTCTTAATGGTAGCAATCTGCAGCATACCTGCTGCGGTTGCCAAGCCGGCGGCGATAGGAGCCATGACCCAACCTGTTACAGGTATGCTCGCTGCAGAAGAGTAGGCATTGATGGCAGCCATGGCGGTTGATGCGATTGCCTGAGCAATCTCAATTTTCATGGATTTCTTATTGGCCTTAGACTTCGCAGCAGCCAGCTCCTTGTCACGCTTCTCCTCCAACTTTTTCTTTTTCTTCGAGTTGTTGCCAGCTGCAGCAATTTGCTTCTCGTAGTTTTTGGAGATTTTGGCTTGCTCCAGGTCTGAACATGCCTGAGCGTATGCTGACGCAGAAGAGAGAATGTTGTTGATGCCGTTGTATGCGGCAGATGTCTGCTGCACCATATTGTCGAGGAAGTCGGCTGTCACCTGCGCTTTCGCCTGCATGTACGCAGCATGGTTCTGCTTGTCGCTGCCATACAATTCCTTCAGCTTCTCCATGGTGTTTTGGTAGTTCTGAATCTGTGATGAGAAGTACCCACCCAGAGTGGCATTGCCTGTCTGCTGGGACTCACCTGCAGCAGCCCTGGCACTGTTGACCATCTCTGTTGACTTATCATTAATCTTCAGCTGAGCGCTACCTGCTCCATGGTCATCAGCATCAATCTGCGCTCTCTGGGCAGCAAACTGCTTGGTTATCTCCAACTTCATCTGCTGATATTCCTCCTCCTTGATCAATCCCTGCTTGTAGAGATTGTCAAGGCCATTGAGGTACATGGTCTCCTGTGCCTGCAAGTCTTGCTTGCCGAACTGCTGACGAAGTTCACGCAGCTGGTTCTGGTATGACTCCTGCATCTGCAGCTGATGGTCGAGTGAAGCCTGCTCCATCTCAGCCTTCTGGTCAATCCATTCCTCGCTACCCTCATTGTAGAGTGCCAGGCGTTTCTGCATGGCATCTGCATCATTCTGATAGATAGCTTCATCGAGAGCGATGTCATTCTGATAGATAGCGGAGTTGGAATCATTGTACTGAGCCTTGATGCTCGCCTCCTTTTGGAGGCGTTCACGCTCAATGGTCTGCTCATTCATTTTGAGGATGGCAGCATCATGCTGCTTAACAACGTTGACCTGGTTGTCAAGCAACTGCTTGTACTCGTTGCTCTTCTCGCCATAGAGCTGCTTTAGCTTTGCGAAGCCCTTGATTTGTATGCTCTGTCGGTCATCGATGAACTGCTGGTATGTCTTTTTGCCCTCGGCATAAGCCTTGGCGTTATCAGCGAGCAGCTGATTGGTCTCAGCCTTGATGGAGTCTGCTGCCTGTTTCTGTTTGCGCTTGGCTTCTGCCTGGCGCTTGCGTTCCTCGGCTGCAGCAGCCTTCGCAGCCTTCACCCTAGCCTTGCGCTCCTTTTCTGAAGCTTGATGAGTGCCGGTTGTTCTATGCGGCTTAATGATGGTACCATCATTGCCCTTTCCATTGTAGCCATTGTTGCGCCAAGGTTCCGGATCATTGATCTCGAAGTGCTGGGACTCCAGCTGTTTAATCTTATCGATGAGCTTCTGCTGATACTGCTTTTCACGCTCGATGCTCTTGTTCATCACATCGATGAACACTTCTTTGTTGTCAGAAGCTAAGTTTAACAACTTAGTTTTACCACTTGCAAACGGATTTACGCGCCCCCAAACTTTTGCCCAGAATCCACGCTTGTCGTTGTCAGCTTCGTTTAGCAAGTCTTCTTGTTCAGCCTGCTTTGCTATGGACTCAGCAAGTTTCTTCTGCAAACCGTCGATGACGATCTTCTTCTTCATCATGTCGATGTAGGACTGAATCTGCCTTGTTGCTTGACCGGTGCGCACTGCTTCCTCTGTGATGTTTCCGAGGTGCTCACGCATCAGCTTGCCGTTGAGTTCCTCCAGGGCTGCCTTGCGGTCAGACTCGGCACTGGTATTGGACTGGATAGCAGATACGAGACGCATGATGGATGCTTCCTCTTCTGCAGCCTGCTTGTTGGCGTCGGTCACGGCATCATTGTAGTCACGCTGAGCCTGCTCAGCTGTGCTCGTCTCTTTAGAGAGTGTGACGATTGCGGCTGTCAGACCTACAACAACAGCAATCACGGCAGTGATCGGGTTGGCAAGCAACACTTTGTTCCACAACATCTGCGCAGCTGTAGTCAGTTTTATCTCACGTGTCAACGCCATCTGAACGATTGCCATGGTCTTGAGAGCTGAGGTCTTAAGACCCACAAGGACGAGATGCGCCTTCTCGCGCAGAATCATGATGTTGAGCCATGCCATCTGCGCCTTGTCTGCTATCAACTTTGCCTTAGATACTGCAGTATAGGTGACGATGGCAGCTGTCAGCACAATTAATATGCGCCAATAATCCTTGACGAAGTCAACGAGTGTGGAGAGTGCCCGAACTCCGAGACTGGCTGCAGATATGCAATATCGTGCTGCAGGATAGAGTTTCTGTCCCAGTTCGATGGAGAGATCCAGGAACTTCTTGCTCGCCTTGTCAAGTTGAGCCTGTACACTCTCATTCTGTGTCTCGAACTCATTGAGGACGGATGTGCCTTCGGAATAGGCTTCGTTTGCCAGGTTCTGAGCAGTCTTGATGTCATCTAGTTTATCTGCGAGGACGGTTAGAACACCGGTCGCTCTGGAACCATCCATCTTCATTTCCTCGAACATCGGTGCGAGGTCTGCAAAACCACCCTTGGCTCGCATGGCTGCCAGGAACTGGAGGAGTGCGCCGTTGGCATCCTCCTTCAGGGTGTTGGCGAACTCCTTGACATTGAGTCCTGCAATCTTTGCAAACTTTGCGGAGTCTTGGAACATTTTTGCCAGAAGGTTCTGTACTGCAGTAGCAGCCGTCTCGTCCTGCTGCATGTTCTGGTCAAGGACAGATGCGAGACCCATGATCTGAGCCTGTGTAAAACCAGCCTGCTTGCCGACACCTGCTACTCGCGCGGTGAAGTCAACGAGATAGCCGGCAGAGGCAGAGGAATTCTGAGCCAGTTCATTGACTGCAGAACCTGTCGCCAACATGGCACCTCGCAGACCTTTGGTCTTGTCTTCGCCGAACATCTGGGCGAGTTTACCGATTTGTGAGACAGCTTTATCGCCGAGGTCATCCCCGAGGGCGACATTGATTTTATCGGCTCCATCAACAAAATCTTCAACTGCAGCAGTCGATGTGATGCCTAGTCTGCCGGCATCCTCTGCCAGTTGATTGAGTTTCTGGCGAGGTGTGCGAGTATCCATCTTCTTGAAGTCTTCGTTCATTCGCTCGACCTCATCGGCTGCTTGACCGGTGTACTTGCGTACATTGGTCATCTCATCATCCATCTTGGCATATTCCTCCACACATTTTTTTACTGTGAAGGTGATGCCGGAGATGGCAGCAACGGCTCCAAGGGCGATGCCCTGCATGCGGTTGAACCAATCGGCAGAGCGTTTGATCCAGGACTCCTGGGCTACTCCTTCGGCTCTGACCGCCTGCAGTTCTGCCTTCAACTGCTTGGCTTGTCTCTCCATCTGCTTGAACTGCTCGGTACCACGCTCCATACCCTGCATCTGCTGGTTAAGTGCCTTGATGGAATACTCCAAGTCACGGATGGAGGATGTTTTGAGGTTGGACATGGTGTTATTGACCAACTGCATCTGCCGCTTGGTCTCCTTGATGTCCACATTGGTGCGGTCAATCTCCTTGTCATACTGCTGCATGAGGGTGACCACCTTCAGCTCACTCTGTCGGATGCGCTCCAACTCTGCCTCGACCAGCTTCAACTGCGAAGCCCGAGAGGCATACATGGTTGTGTTTGGGTCGAAATCGGCCATCTGCGAGCGAAGTCTGCCTGCAGTAAAGTTGAGATCGTTAAGAGATGCATGTTTCAGATTTGACACGGTTGCCGTCATGCGTCTCGCTTCTTCATCAGCCTTGCGTGTTGCGCCCTTCAGGGCAAGCATCTGCTCCTTGACCTTTGAGAGTTGTGCATCCAGCTTGGCGAAGTCTGAAGGATCAGACGCTGCCTTCATCTGCCCCTTCAGATGTCTAGCTGCCTTCTCCAGCTGTCCGAGGCTTGCACTTGACAGGTTGTCGAGTGTCTCCTTGACGCTCATGGTTGAGTTCTTGAATAGCTTCATCTCTCGCTCTGCAATCTTCAGTTCCTTGGCGAGGGTTGAGCCTAAACGAGTATCGCCCGTCGAGAAGGCTTCCTGTTTAGCCTTCTTCAGACGAGCGACCTTATCTTCAAGCTCTTTGAGGCGGTTCTTCGCCTCCTCAGAATTGAGCTTGATGACTGTTGTATATACTTCTTGTCTTGCCATTTATCGGGTGACTTGTATATAGCTGTTATATAATATGTTGGAATGGGGATTGAAGTTGATGACCTTGACATCATAGCCTTTGGTGCCCCACCGCCACCAGAGGAATCTGTGCTTGTACTGCCTGTAGACGATGGTTTGGAGGCTGTCTCTCGCCTTGTATGTCAAGATGGAGTCTGCCGTGTTGAGACGGAAACTGAGCCATCGGTCGCAATAAGTATAGACAGAATCGCTGCGGTCAGTCTTGACCGTATCAGCAGAACTCAGACTTGTGCGCTGGTCTACCATGACCTGGCCAAGACGTATGTCCAGGTCATGGAGCAGCTGGCGGTCGTAGGCTTGAAGTTTGTACTCCTCTGCCGGCATCTGCAGCACCTGCTGCGTGATGACCGTGACCGAGTCGCGGATGGTGTCTCGCCTGGCAGGAGCATACTGAAGTTTCAGCCCATTGAGCTGTTCTCTCAGTTCCTGCTCCGCTCGCTGCCGTCGATGGTCAGAAATCCAGACGCAGGCGATAATGACCAATATCACCGATATGGTCATGATGATAGACTTGAGATGTTTCTGCATATCCCATTGATTTAAATGTCAGCATACTCAGGAATGGCGTCGAAGCAAGGACACTCCTTGATGCGCTCCCACGGATCGACCACTCCATTGTGGTTCTTGTCAGGCGAGATGTCGCGATGTCCCATGATCTTGGCATCAGGGTATCGCTCTCTGAGATGCACAAGCAACTCACGCAACCCCTTTTTCTGAAGATCTGTGCGGTTGTCAATAGGCTTGCCTGTACGTGAAATGCCGCCCATGTATGCCACGTTGATGGAATCGAAATTGTGTCCCGCGACTCCGTTGGATGGAAGATCTTCTGTCATGAGCTGCGTGCATTTGCCGTCTGCGGTCACGACCCAGTGATATCCAGGATAGTGCCAGCCCTTGTTGGTGAACTCCTTGAGCAAGGCATCGACAGACCATGACTGTCGGCTTGCTGTACAATGAATAAAAATTTTCTTAATCTTGCGTGCCATTTTTGTTATTGAAATATTTATTGATAATGTCTTTAACTCGGGTGTCAAAAGTCAGTGCGAAACCAAAGACGGTTGCCACGTAAACCAGACTCTGCCCAAAGTACCACAAGACGTTAGACGTGACGTCGTGGGACATAAAAAAGCTGATGTACACGAGCACAATGCCAGCAATCAGAACTATGCCAGCAGAGCTGTAGTGTATCCAATCCTTGGTATTTCTCTGCATATCTGTACCTGATTAAATCTGGCACAAAGGTACATATAATATAAGATATATAAAAATACGGCAGGAAGGACTGTTCCCCCTCCTGCCGTATCTGAAAACTATGAGATATCACGGTCGAGCAGTTCCTTGGCCATCTGCTTAGCCTGCTCTCGCCAATTCTGGAATGTCAGGTACTCCGTCTCGTGCTCCTTGTTGCCATCACCATGGTTGCACAGGATGGCTTCGACATCGCTCTGGCTGTACTTAGTACGAACCAGACCATTCACAAACTCGCGATAGCTTGCCGACTTAGCCTCAATCTTGGTGGAGCCGTCGATCTCACTGCCCTCGTAGCTGTAAGCTGTTACTGCCTGACTATCGCCATCAGACTCCGACATATTGGTGTCTGGGTGATAGTTTTCAACTCTCTGTTCACTCAGGAACAGGAGAAAATGCTCGCTGTCATATCTCAAGAATGACATGCGACAAAGATAAAATTTCTTGTGCATCTATATAAACTTATAAAATTTCTTGCCAAACTTGTTGGTGAGTTCTGCTGCAACGGTGTAGAAGCCTTTATCCAACAGCTCCCACTCCTTGCGTGCCTGGTCAACCAAGATGTCAGATCCAGTAAAGAGCCACCACGACTCTGGCTGCCACACCGGTTCCTCGATTTCATCGCCCTGCTCATCGAACTGTCCCGTCTTCTTGACATGATCAATGAAACGGAAGCGGATGGCGAGGCGGTCTTTGGGCACCTTCTTGGTGACCATTCGCTTGATACCCTGGTCGTCAACCTCTTCAACCTGCTCCATCTTGAAATCAACTCTCGACTTATCAATCTTGTAATCCTCTATGAGGATGAGGAACTTGTCATAGTCCTCAATGTTGTGGCACAGGATGTCGCCTGTATGCTTCTTCTGCGCCATTTTCATGCCCTCGAAGGGAACCTCGCCCTTGCGGGCTTTCACAATCTGACCATACTTTTTCATACCGATTTTATTTAATAAGTTTTTTGTGTCTGCGTGTTTGGCAAGGCCTAGCCTGGATGCTGCCTTGCGCTGGATCTGTTCATCGCTAAGTCCACGTTTGCGCAATCTTGCCACCTGGGCACAGAGTGCCTGCTTGGTGCGCTTGCGCAAAAGAGTATGGTCGGCAAAGATCTTCTGTCCACAGAAGTCTATGCCGTCACATGTACGATGAATATTCCAACTTTTATTGATGCTCAGCTTCCAGTCTCTAGCCAAGTGCATGACTGCAAGCTCCGCCATGAGGCGTAAAAAGACCTTATCTTCATGCATGATGAAGATATTGTCCATGAATCTATAATAATGTTTGAGCCCATCGCGGCAGAAACGGTCGAAGCGCTCATTGAGGGATTTTACCCCCCCCCATATTTAATACTCTTGCCTGCTGCTCCGAGCGGCATGTGAGGAGCATGTCCGTGACGTATCGAGCCTGCCAATAACCGTGTTTTTCGGGGTCTTGGAGTATATCAAAACTCCGCATGGCGAGATAGTCAAACCTCGCCAGAAACAGTTGTCCTAAAAGTTGTGTGAGCTTGACACCCAGCACTATGCCGTTGGCATAGCTGTCAACGACTTCGTCGATGAAAGCAAGCAACTTGCGGTCCTTGATATACAACCTGTACTCTCTCTTGAGCAAATTGTGCTCAACATTCTGGAAATAATGGTGTATATCCATGGGCAAGCAATAGAATGTGTCTTGCTGTGGCGAAGTAAAGATGTCCTGCTTGATAATCTTGTAGAAGAAATGCGTGCCACGCCCCTTGGTACCAGCTGGGCTGTTGAAAGGAATCTTGGCTCTCAACTTATCTTCACTGGTGTGCATGGCTGCATGCTGAATGACATGATCGCCAACAGGCAACTTATTGACTATGCGATGCTTGGGTTTTTCAACCGGCTTGGCCTCATAGTCTGATGTATGCCAAGTCTGATGGGTATAGGCATTTAGCAGGGCTTGAAGATTTGCCTCAAACTCTGCCTCAAATGCTTGAACAGAGAGACGGGACTTCTTGTGTCGGGAAAAATCAAAAAATGCTTCACGAAAATTTTGCAAAGTCTCCACCTCCTGTGAAATGTTGCCTAACCTCTTCACTTGCTTTTTAAAATTTTATGTAAATATAAAAAAAGGTCGGTGTCTGTATAAATGTCGGTGTCTGTGTCTGTTGTCTGCTTTTCTAATGTCCTAACTTTCGACCGGATGACCCATTGTCATCATCTACTAGCTATTCTGCTAAAGTGTATGTTTTGCCATGAGGCAAGGCCTGACTCCCGAAATCTCTGCAGCTAAGCAAACTAACCTGCAGTATCTTGTTAAGTTGAGGGCCGCACCGTAGTTCACATTGGAATCCGAGACAGCATTGTTCACGTTGAGCGTCGAAAGACCGCATTGACCACCATTGTTAGCGTTGCCACCGCGCAAACACAAGCGAAAACCGGCGCAGGAATCACAGCCTGGTTTGAAAACCGCCTGCAAAGGTACTGAAAAAAATCGGAATGAAAGAATGTCAAAGAGCGAAATTTCAAAAAAAATCGACCGCCCAAGGGCGGTAGGGTTTGCTCGCTACGCTCGCAGGGTGCTCAGGATTGCCCTTGGCTCCGCTTGGGAACCTTGGTCAATCCCGCACACTCCTGCTCACGCCAGCACACCTCTGAACACTTTAGGCCGCCTCGTAATACACTGGTTCCAATGACCACTCGGATGCTGCTTCGCAGAGGGCCGCACCGTAGTTCACATTGGAAACCGAGACAGCATTGCTCACGTGGAGCGACGAAAGACCGCACAGACCACCATAGTTAGCGCTGCCACCGCGCAAACACAAGCGAAAACCGGAAGTAGCGTTTGACGTATTCCAGAAATAGCTAGTCGAATAGGTTGACTCTGTAGCACCAATCTGCGTACAGAAGTTCTCCAGATGTTCCATCGACAAGGTCTTGATATATCCTTCACCACCGCCAGGTGACTTGCTCAACGCCTTCATGCCGGTAGCATTGCCGATAGTCCAGGAGCCGTAAATAGACGGAGCGACCAGGTGGGTCATGGTCTTGTCACTATTCACCTGGCAGAACTCATCATCCATCATTCGCCAGAGATTGCCGAAGCCGTTCTTGTAACCGAAGAAACATGGAATCTTGGCATTATAGACCGTTGTGCCTGCGTCATTCTTAACTGCATAGGTCGCTTCTCCACATGAATCACCAAGCTCTATGCCTGCACTCATTGGTGCAACTGGTCGCCAACCATTGTAGGTTTCCCAGTTCGGCATCTGCGTCAAGCCTGCTCCGAGTCCACCTTGGAAGAGGCCGTTGGCATCCTTGTTGGCATTGACTGCATCCTGATCATAATGAGTACCGAAGATGACACTGAACAGTATTGCGACAATGGAAGTATGTCGCATGGTTGTGCAAAGCCAACCCTTGCCGTTCTTACGCGCTGCAGCTCTGAACTGCTCTGTAGTCATAGCGGTTGCAGGTCTGCCCAGCAACGTATTGTTCTTGCCATCATAGGTAGCATTGTTGTCGCCACCACGGTAGTTAGCTGCATTATTGATGTAACTAACCAGGCGTCCGGTACTACGCTCAATAGTAGCGAAGCCCGCTGCAGAAAGACTGCCGATTGGTATCTCGAGATTGTATTCACCTGGTATTGGCTTGATGCCAATCTGCTCATAGTGCAATCCGCCAATATCCTTGATGACAACGTAGAATTTACGGCCCCAGCCCCACTGATAGTGACCTTCTGTACCATCCAGCCTTGCCGGTTCACCAGTAGCATACTTGTGGTGATCCTTGCTGTCGAGCTTTCTGCGGCTGTGGTCATTCTTGACCAAGTATGCGCCAAGTCCGAGGACGTATGGCAACTCCTTCAGCAATTCAAGTGAGCCAATGTATGACGCCGCTTTAGGCGTTGCGTTGGCTGTATTCCAAACTCTTCCGCACCAGGCATGCTGACCGACTGCAAGGTCAGCCTTAAGGGCATCCATGCCGATGGTAGTGATATTGCCATTCTGATCTGTCAGCAGCACGCTCTGGTTGCTGTTGACGGTTGTGACTTTCGCCACGGAATTGAATTTCTTACCTTCCATTTAACTATTCTAATTTTGTTTATTCTCTACTACACTATATACCCAAATTGTGTGACCATTCTGACTCGTGCCGATTAGTTCACACCAGCCATAAACTCCTATGGTAGCCTCTCTATTCAAGAAGAAACTGCTGCCTGCCGCCATGAATGCGTCCATTTCCTGCTCGCCCTTAAGTGTCGCTAGCGGTGTACTGCGCGTTATGATAGGATTGAAGACCACAATGCGCATGAATTCTCCATCGCTCAGGTGCGGTAGGACATAGGTACCACCACCTCTGATAAAAGAGCCATTGATGACACTAGTACCATCAGTAACCGTATTTTCGTTGTATCTCAGTCTTCCGACAGAGATATCACCCGAGACGCTAATATTCTGGAATATTCCTCCATTGCAGATAACTTTGCCGTCCTTTGCTAAGAACATGATTTTGTCATTTTCATCCTTCATCTCGATGACCTTGACTCCCAGGTTGTCAACAAGCTGATATTGAGTCAAGATGATTTTGGCAATTACCATTTCTATCGGGCTGCCAAGCCTCCAATAATGGTTGTTCTTGTCCTCATCGCTGCCTGGAAAATTGGTTTCAGACTTGATATGACTCTTGATGCAGCTGTAATAGCCGGAGTTGTAGATAACGACATCTTTCCACTCCTCGCCCGATGCTCCAGACTCGAAGCTATAGCCATTGCCGCAGTTCTCCCAAGATTGCGGTCCACGCAGTGTAGCACCGGTTTCTCCTCTCTTGCCATCCTCGCCATCGGCTATTGTCTTGACAGGTATCGTATACTCGTATGTAACATCCTCGACTTTGACTGCTAAAGCTAAATTGGTATTGACATCAATATTCGCTCCTATCACTACAATAACTCTCTTTCCTCTGTCGTTGTTAATCACACTAGCCTTAACAGAGCTGGCGTAATTAGATGGAACACTCACTTTGACAGAACTAGCTAATTCAACTCCTGCTTTGTAAGCTCTCACGTCAACAGCATACGTGCCGGCGAATGGACTTTTTTTGTGTACGATAGCTGGCATTGAAATCTGTATGTTGATAGCATCCTTGCCAGCGGCTCCATCAGCACCATCCTTGCCATTTTCTCCAGGTTTGCCCTGCGGACCTTGTCCACCAGTACAGCATATAGGAGTAGTCTCAGTAGAGGTTCCATCTGTGAAGTAGATGATGGACTTTGTCCAGATGAATCTGCCGCTCACCCACGCTGGAGACTTACCCTTAGCCCATGCACCTCCGGTGATGGCCGTAGAAGATGTGGAAGAGTAGTAGCACTCCTCGATGCGGTCTATGCTCCTTGCTACAGACAGGCACATAGGTGTGGACACCTTCTCGTTGCCATCGGTGTAGTAGATGTGCGTGCGGCTCCAGATGTAGTAGCCCTTGCGCCATTTTGGAGCTGTTGTCTGCCAGCCATCTGTCGGTGCAGTTGTCTGACTTGTTGACTCTGCATATTCCAAGTCAGCGTTGGATATGCCGACACCGACTCGGAAAAACCTAATCACTCTTGTTATAACACCCATGGCTATTTAACGGATTGAATTGTTAATGCAACGTTGCCGTATCCTGCGTGTATGCAGTCTGCTCTCGTCACTGCGAACGAACTCAGCTGGACTGTAGGCTTGCGTGACGCCTCAGTATTGAGGACAACGCCAGACCCGGACTTCAGAGTGAAATAGAACTTCGTATCTACCGTCTCCGACTTGCCTCTGACAACCAACCTCGGTGTATAGGTCACAGTACCATTGCCTGCCTCGTCCTCACTGATAGACTCATCGGCAGGTGTCGGGTTCGGCTCAATATCGAACGGATCCGACGCATCGATGACTGTGACAAAGTCGAATCCAAGAAGATGGTCCTTGTCCATGGCCTGGTTATTGTAGACCTCTACCATGTACTCGCGGGTGCAATCGACCTCTGAAGCCTTAACTGTAATGGTCTTACCGCTTGCTCCTGTAATCTGCTCCCAGCCAGTGATACTGTTGGTTGCACGGTACCATTTGTAGTAGAGCCCAGTCTTAATGGTATCATAGCCCAGCGTTGCCTTAGCCTCGAGCTGACAGCTGTCATCCTTGCTGTTGAGTATAAAGTTGTGCGTATCATTCTCTGGAGCCTTGATGGTCACTCGATAGGCTACGCCAGTATAGGGGCCAACCGGTATATTATAGACAGCCTGTACACTATCGGTAATCTCCTGCTGGTTGGATCTCTCGGATACCTTGCCGACCATCTTGATGTTAATGGCAGTATAATTCGATGCCTTGACCAGGTTGTTGCATATCTTCAACCCCCAATAGAACTGCGATGCACTTGGTCTGATAATCTCGAAGAGACCATCGAAGAGGCCGGTTGATTTGCCTGCGCTGTTGAACGGAATCTCAGTCTCGTTGAAGAAGAACTGCATGGAGACTGGTGTCGTGATACCGTCTGCAGACCTCGATGAGATGACTACGAAATAGAGCTTAGGCTGTGTCTGCGAGAAGTCGGGATAGACGGTAACGACGTCGCCGTTCTTCTGGTACTCCTGGTAGAGATCCCCATCAGGAGACTGGATAGACGGCGTGAATGTGCCCATCTTCTGCAGGAACGTGATGTTGACTGATTTGCTAGCACTACTCATCCCTTGCCTCCTCTCTCATGATGAATCTGCTGTCTATAGCAACAGGCAGCTTGTTGCACACTTCGCCGTCCTGCTCCTTACGGGCTGTCTGGCCATCCATAGCGATAGCGCCAATCTTGGACAGCGTCTCCTCGAACACGATAGGATCTCCAAGCGGCAGGATGTCCTGGCACCAGAGAATGAAGTTGCCGTCTGGAAGTTCTGTTCTGTCCTCGGTCAGCTGGAGAAACTCCACGACCTTGCGGTTTGCCTTGATGTATCTTTCCATATTTTTTTAATAATTATTAGTGAAAAATAAACGGATTGCCGTCCGCATCCATGAACACCTTGCCGTCTGCATCCATGGCCAGAGCCAAAGGAGCCAAATCTTTGACTTCTAAGGCGAGTATGGCTCCCCTGTTCGGATCCAGCAGTTCTGTAGAAACACTCGGTGTCATGCCATGGCCTACGAGTACAGCATTCTCGAAGTGTACCGAATTATTCGGTGCCATCCACCAGAGCACCTGCAGTTCCCTTGTAGGGTCTGCAATATCGCCTATATTGTCGAAGATGGTAGCCTTGGCCTTGACCTGCTTGGTATCTGGCAGCACCTCGTCTACGATGTCAATCATGTCGTAATCGTAGAACGGAATTCTCCTGACGATGTTGACTATCTTAAATGGGGTTGCATCGTTGAGCTCTACGCTTGCAGGATTGCCTGCAGCAGAGTATCTGGCTCTGCATCTGATGCAGATGCGCTTGCCCATGAGAGAACGGTCCAGCGTAACGGATGCACCATCATCGGATATCTTGATCTCCAGGTCATCTGCAGTAACTGCGGAGAACTGTCCACGACTCCGGAGAAGTTCCCAGACGAACTGGCGCTTGTTCTTGGCGCACTCCTCTGATCCGAGGCGCAGGGATGCATTGATGACCTGCTTGTCGGTATCACGGAGTGGGTTGTAGTAGCGGTCACCGCTTGACAGCAGGAGCGTCGGCTTGTAGATGGTCGCATTCTTGCAGTTGATGGAGTAGTCCATCGTAATATTGCGCACCTCGTTGGTTCGGGTGTCCAGGTACTTCGCCTTGAAGCGGAGCAGTATCGGCTTCTGCGATGCTGCGTTGATATACCAGAGCAGTTTGCCGGCATCATTGCCGGACGATGTGATGACATACTTCTTGGGTGTCGTAACCAGCGCATTGCCCTCCACTCCGTTTTCCACTCTGTACCAGGCGATGTCTGTCAGCTCGCTGTTGACACGACCGCTCGGGAGTATGCCATCTCGGTCAATGATGCTGATAACCGGCAGTAAGGCGCATGGCGTCAGCCTGTAATCAGGAGAATACTCATCCTGATCAGCATCATAGGTCTGTTCGAGCGGAACGCTGCCTGATATGGACTTGGAGTAGTGTACCTGCAGAGGCGTGTACTTGATGTCTAATTTTTTGTATTTCATTGTTTATATGTTATTAAACACATTCCAGTGTGATGGAATCTTGGGCGACCTCATCGCCCAGGCCATCACGAAGTGTAACAGTTGCCGTGAACCTGATTTTGGCCGGAACTCCCTCGCTGTCGACGGAGAGGTCTGACTGGGTCAGAACTATAGCCTTGCCCGCCTTGGAACCGACTTCGAGTGCCCAAATGTTGTCGCTGGTTACTCTCTGTTCACCGGCCTTGTTCTCGGTGTATCTGGTCCAGGCTACGTCGCTGTCGAGGATATCTGAGGTAATATCCTGGCCGTAGAGCGTAGCAACGACAGTCAGCGGAGCCCGGAAGTTGTCGAAGTCATAGATCGTCTCGTCTTCGAGAAAGTCAATGGTGAATGCAGGATTGCCCTCTATCATCGCCCAGTCGGTATTGTTCCACCTTGGTGCGGTATGGGTTCCGGTCTTCTGGCAACGCCACTTGCAACCGGTGTACCACACATCTGAGGTCTCGAATTTGCCGGTATCTGGATTGAGGGCTGAGCAGAAATATTCTGCCGTTTCTGACCATGGTCCCCGGTCTACAAAATCGACTATCGGCTTGCCATGGTAGTCGATCTGTATGATGTCCTGGGTGATGATGCCGGCTGCATAGAGATAATCCCTGCCCTTGACGATGGGAATGTCGAGCGACTTGACGAACTCAGGCATGTCGCCGAAGACCATGCCGTAGTTGTAATCAGCCAGTATCGGCTTCGTGACGCCCGTCAGCTTGACTATGCGCCCCTCGGAACTGGAGATGTAGAAGCAGCTCTGCAGCGACTCTTCGGTCTGGTTGCCATAACGGGCGATATTCATGAGCTCGCATGGAGGGAAGTTCTTGCCTGCCGGAACATCGGCATCAGGATAGAGGGTGACCTCGATGTAATTCTTAACCGCATTGACGCTGTTGACTCTCATCCATGAGGTGTAGTAATCAGCCGAAGTGCCAGAATTGGCTGCCGAGGCGATGTTGTTGACCACTCCCTTGATGACGTTGCCCACATGCTGGGCCGTGAAGTAACCACTATACTTGGAGCGGAGGTGTAAGCCATAGCAACCATCCCCCAGACTGTCAACGCTCTCAATGGTGTCGCTCTCTGTGAAGAAAGTGTCACCCTCCTGCGCTGACAGACGGTTGACAATCAGCTCCATGACCCGCATGTATGTGCGGACGGTGATGCTCTCAACCTCTGCATTGCCATTGTCATCGACCTGTGCGCCCTTGCCGTTGTACAGTCCGGACACGAAGTTACCGAACTGTGCACCCGCCTTGAGCTGCGCCATCTGCTCGGAGATGAGCCCACGCAGGAAGGTGATCATGCCCTCAGCAGCATCATCATGCTGCCTGCTCAGATACTTGTCTGAGGTCTCATCAGCACAGAAGTGCAGCAGCGAGAGGAAGGCATTTCCTATGCGGTTTGCCGTGTTGGCCTGCAGGCGTCGCTCGTCTCTGATGCCCTCGAAGAGGGTCTGAAGGTTGCTCTTGTCTAATTTGTCTGCCATTTATTTTTTTGTCTGCAAAGATAATATGCCGATGGAACCGATAAAAATACGCTCCCTAGAGGTTGCGTGCGGCTCCTATGCCTGTAAACATTTCCGTGATAGCTGATGCCATCAATCCCTGATAGCGTTCTCCGTAAAATTCCGCTTCATGCTCATTGAGCTTCATCACCGAAGAATAATACTTGCGGCTGAACCAGTCGCGAGGTCCTTTAGGTTCACCACCGGCAACCCTGCCGCCCCATGCAGGACCCACTTTTTTGGGCTTGTCAAGTCCCTGCTCCTCTCGGTATTCCTCGCCGAGGAAGTTGAGATCTCCACCGTTGATGCGTCGGATTTTAGCTCCCTGACTCCAGCGGTACCACTCATGAGCCGGGCCAACGCCTGCTGCAACATAGATACCGTACATGAGGAAATTGTGCTCAATGGTCGTAGTCGAGCCCTGCTCGATATGCGCCTTGATGCTGCGGTATAATGCTCCGGTATCGATGGTACGCAGCCGCTCCATGCGCTCTCGCCAGTACTCGCCCATGGAATCAGCCCAACCATGCTCGTACTTGAGCAGGTCGTTTATGGTTGACTGGTCTGCCATAGGCTCTCGTCATACTGTATGTCGATAGGTTCGTCTGATGTGACCATGAAATAGAGTCCCGTGACGCCATTCATGGACCATCTGCCCAGCTCGCTCGAATAGACCTGCGTAAGGTCCAGAAATTCCATCTGCCCGTCGTATGCCTCACGGCTCTTGTCGTGGAGCATGCGGCTGAGGAACTGGCGGAAGATATAGCGGCAGATGTTAAGCTTCTGCTCACGGTCTGCCATGTCCTCGCGTCGGTAGCCTGCCAGGATCCAGACGGTATAGACGTTGCGGTCGAAGAATCCCTCTCCGACGGAATGGGTGTTGCTGTCAACGGTGTCTGACACCATGATGAAGTTGGATGCCTTGCGGAACTGCTGCATGACTCCCTGGATGGAATCGGGTCCGGAACACTCTGTTGCGACAAAATTATAATCCCTGCAGGTTCTGCATTCGGCAGCCAGCTGCTTGAAATATGCGATGGAATCGAAGTTTTTTACTGTCATGTGCTGTAATTTTAACTATTTTGCCTGTTGCGCTCCTTGAACTCCTCTGCCTCCCGTGCCTTGTTGTCAAGCTCCGTGAGGGCAGCCCAGCAGTCGGTATTATAGACTGCCTGCTGTTTGGTCACGTCGCCATCGGTGAGTGCCCTGATCTGCGCCTGCATGGCAGGAAGAATGTCCACACGGCGCAGCTCTCCACCCTCTCTTGCCGGTTTGAAGAAGTGCGTGAAGTTGGCGGCGAAATACTCCTTGACGCTGGAGAACCACATGAAGACGCCCAGAAGCTCATAAGGCTCAAAATGGGCGGTTTCATCGGCAGAACCATCTGCGGTTCTGTACATGAGGTGCGCCATTTTCTGCAGGAACTTGTCTTCCTGGTTAAGCATGAACAGCTGGTAGTTCTTCTCGATATTGAGGTAATCGTAGAAGCTGACATCATGAAGCATGCTGTCAACTGCTGTTAGTAGAACGTCACTTGCTCTCTGCAAAGGCCGAAAATCGGTAAATTTGTCGATGAAATCGAAGTTTTTTAGCAGGGAGAGGATTTCTGCAGCGCTGATATACAGGACTCTCTCGCACACTTTCCCAGTCTTAGAATCGCCATTTTCATCGTTTTCATCGCATTTAACGCTGCATTTCCACCCGGTTCTTGTGTACTTGTGTACGGTAAGTCCGCAGAACCTTGCGAGAAGGTAGCATTTGATAACGATGTGGTCATGGTGAATCGACATGACGCTGAGGACATAGCGCAACTGATCCTCTGAAAGTTCCGCCCACGATGACGGCGCCTTGAAATTGAACTCTTGTGTACCATCTTTATGCGTTGAAAACGAAGGCAGGTTTTGATTTTTCATTGTTGAACTCTTTGAAATGGTTAGCCTTATATGCCGATGAATCCGCATATAATGGGAATTTATCGAGATGTGCATCTAAGTATCTGAGCAGTCTCGCACGCTCGTTGGAGTATGCCGACAGCATGTCGTTGGCCAACATGATCAGGCTGCGTTGAAGCATAAGGCGCACGCTTCCTTCAAACTCATTGCCCTCTCTTACCCCTCTGACCAGACACATGATGTCATCCATCTGCTCGTCGGACACCAGCTTGCGCAGGGTGGCGTCAGCCTCCTGCATGGCTGCCAGCTTGGACATCCAGTCCTTGGAAGTCATGCTGGTCTGTCTTGTGAGATAACAATAACCCTCCATGCTCCACAAAACCGTCTGGATGCCCTGCTTTGCCTGTAGGGTGCTCCCCCAGCCTGGAACATCGGTGAGAAGAGCCATGACTGTGTCCTGAGCCACGATGAGGGCTATGCGGCATTGCTCAATGAGTGCCTCTACTCTGGAGGAACTGGCTGGAGTGACCTCATTGTTGGCTACAACGCCAAAGCCTGTAGGCGTGAGCACGAGGTCGAGATGTCTGACTACGCCTAGGAAGGCATCGAGGCACACAGCCTTGATGACTGCTTCACGCAGGTCGTCGATGGTCTCCAGTGCCGCCTCGCCTACCTCGCCCAATATCTGCTGGCAGAGCCGCTGATAGGACTCCTTGAAATGCGGTTCCACCGACTCGAACACCTCAGAGTGAGAGCTGGTGGCTGCAAGGATGCTCTGTTCGAAGTCATCCTTGCTGATCTGAATCTTCATTGTTGCCATTGTTTGAAACTATTGATGTCTGTTGGTCCTTATTTTTGTCTAGTGTCGTGAGTTCTATCATCGGCACGTCTACGGTCACTCCTCGGTCGGCATAGCCATTGTAGTGGGAGATGACGTGATAAGGCTTGCACATGATGTCGTGGCAGGCCTTCTCGAGCGACTGCTTGAGGATGAAGAGTTCGCGCTTGTCTGAGCCGGAATTGTTCATCTGGCTCTTTCCAGGAGTGGCTCCGATGAGGTTGGGATGCACGCCCAGCGAGAAGCAGAGGGCGTTGGATGCCTCGCTCATGTCGTCAGCCCAGTCGCCACCCTCCTTCTTGCTGCCCTCGGAGAGGTTGATGATGCGCACCATGCGCTGCTCCTTGCCGTTGGGGTCGAAGTAATAGCCCGTGATGAGTGCCTTGCCTGCATTCTCCGGTCCGCACACGAAGTTGATGATGTTGTCCTTCTCCTGCAGGATGCGCTCCTTGCGCTTATCAGGGTCGATGATATCCTCGTTGTTGCAGAGTTCCTCCCAGTAGTCGCGGTGCACCTCTATCTGGATGCGTGGCGCAGAGGTATTTTTTATCATGTAGCGCTTGCCGATGCCGATGAGACGGTAGATGTCGTACCAGGCATCGTCGAAGATGCTGGCATAGTATGGTATCGGATAGTACTGCAGTCCGGGTGTCGGGATGCGAGAGATGATGGCAAACTTGCAGTCCTTGCCCATCTCGGGTGCCTTGCCCCTGATGCCGGTATATGGATCCGGTGCCTTTCCCATGCGCGCCATGAGGTCGCCCAGCGGGTCATAGAGGTCGAGCAGCGGGATGACTTCGGTGTGGACCGGCGACATGACGTTGCGGAAGTCGCCGAAGAAGACATGCTCTATGCGCCCCTTGTCATTGGGTACCTCTAGTCGGCAGTAGGAAACGTCCTTGTGGCGGATGTTGACTATCTTGGAGTGGTCACGGCTCAGGATGATGACCTCTACCGACCAGAAGAAAAACTTCATGTCGGTGGCTTGCTGCATGAAGACCTCGTGGATGGAGTTCTTCAGGCAGAAGTCGCGGATCTCTGCGTCGGTGGTGTCCTGCTTGGTCTCCCTGTCCATGAAGCGCACACCCTGGCCGTAGCAGCACTGGACGTTGAAAGCCATGGCACGCTGCGCCACCATATTGCGGCGCAGCAACTGCTGCAGGGTGTATGGCATGTCGTTGTCATCGCCATAGTTCACATACTCGAAGAGCTTGCCGTCTGAAGTCTCCAGGATGCCAGTTGTGGCGTCGCCCACCTCTCCGGAACCCAGGAAACTGGTATCCTGCCCATACTGCTGCTCGATGGTGGTGGAGTCTGTAACCCTGCTCACGCCCTCTGCCACGAGGGCGTAGCGGCTGTAGGAACCGCTGGCTCCCACTTGCTGAAGCTGATATTTTTTCTGTTTCATATCATAAATATACTGGTAAGCCCAGGAACTGGTGAATGTAGATGTCCGGAACGGTGCGAACCTCGGCATTTGCCGGGTTGACGAGGCGGTGGAATCCGCCACGCCAGCTGCTGCCCCTGACCAGCCATCCTGTATAATCGACGGTCTCGCCGTCTGATGTCCACGCCTTCAGGTTAATGGTAGAGCGGTCTCGCTCTGCCTTGGCCAGGAGACGCAGCACCTCTGTGAGGTGGTAAGCCGTGCGTCTCATCAGTTGAAGGTGTTGTCGAAGGTGTTGTCGAAGATACGGCCGGCTCGCTGCAGGTCAAGCACGTTGTGCTGGCGCTGGGCGTAGGTGTAGCTGAAGGTGAAGCGTGGCACGCTGTCGCGCAGGTTGTCGCGCTTGGACTTGGAGTCAGAGAGGGTGACACGCTTGCCCACCTTGGCTACCCCGCCGATGAAGTTGACCAGATAGACCTCGTCTGAGCGGAAGAGATCATCTGCCCAGTTTGCCATGTCTGTGCCCAGATAACCCGTATCGGCGTTGAAGGTGCGCTGCTCTGTGATGCGGTAGTTAACCCTGATGCCGCCCATGTAGGCTGCATCGCGGGTGTATTGCGGATCAACCTCGTGCTTTCCCGTGCAGTAGATGAGCTCCTGGCAACCGAACGAGTTCGTGAAGAGCAGAGTCGGTGCCACATCACGCTCCTCGCTGTCTATGATGAGGGTCATGGAGCGTGAGCCTGCCTCTACCACGTAGTAGAGGAGGTCGGTGCCATCGGTCTCGAAACGAGACGGAGAAACGTCGATGGTGGTGTAGATGTCATTGCCGCCGACGGCTGGTGCGGTAAACGGTTTCGTAGTTTTGTCGGCGTAGTGTGCGGTGACTGTTGCCGAGTCCTTGCCCATGTAGTGAAGATACTCCAGGCGCCCCATGTAGGTGGTCTTGTGCCCCTCCAGCAGGGTGAGGAAGTGGGTATTGAGGAATGTAGAGCAGTCCACGCCCACGATGTCCACGGTGGAATAGTAAACCATCAGTGTGGCTTTCTGCGTATCGGTGACTGTAGCCGAGTCGGTGTCTCCGGAGTCCGGAACCTGCTCCTCGGCGATGGTGATGGTGGCTGTGACTGCCAGCCTCCGGCGTGCATAGGGACGGAAGATGTCGGCAAGGTCGCTCACTCTGACCTCTCCATCGGCAGGATAAAGATACTCATCGTAGATGGTATCATCACCTATCTTGATGGTGACGAGCAGGCGCGTCTTGGCCGTGAGAATATCGATGTCGGGGATGTTCTCAAGGAAGAAACTGCCCGACGGAAGTGATGTGATGGTCATATATTATCTTTTTTTGTGCAAAGATAATATGGAGGGGATAAAAATAAAAATACGGCTGACTACCCTCACGGGCGGCCAGCCGCTTCAAAGCTTTTCAAAACTTTGTAAAATTTTTCGTGCTGCAAAGGTACGAAAAACTATTCATAATACATGGTAGTACTTGAAATTTATATGAGTTTTTAACTTAAACCAGGCTATCCGGCTTGACAACTCTCTCCCATATAGCCCATGCCACGGTGCCGTCTGGCTGCGTGGCTACCTGGTAGTCATGCGCCTGCAGGTACTGGTTGATGGCTTCTATACTGACACCGCCCATGTCATCAAGTTCCGTGGCGATGTCCTGGGTAGTCTTGAAACTCTTCTTGTAGTCGAGACCGGTGTCTGCATCCTTCATAGGGAGGTTGCAGCGGAAATGGAAGTAAGCGTTGAGCAGATCCTGCTCAAACTGCTCGCTGTCGAAATAATCTGTATTTCTTGGCATAATATTCATTTTTTAAAGGGTGAAACTTAAATACTGTCTCCAGGGTGCAGGCGGTTCAATGCCGTCTCATAGAGGTCAACCCAGTAGCCCAGACGGGATGCCCAAAGGTCGTATTTGGTCTGAAGTCTGGTAACACGTATCTCCTCTCGCTCCAGTTCTCTGAGGTATCTGCCGACAATGCGGTGGCAGTCTTGATTAACACAGTATCTTGACTGAATCTTGGCGTACTCCACGAGTTTGTATAGCTCCTTACGCTTGATATCAAGCGTCCACCAACGTGTTTCGAGCGCAGCGCGAATGCGACGGCGGCGGAAATATAGCAAGAGAACGTCTCTCTTGACTTTCTTCTTATTCTTTTTCATCGCTCACTCCTCCTTTCTTGTCTTTGCTCCAGCCTGGGTGCAGGAGTCCTTCTTCTGCTCCCGAAAGTACCCCCCCCGCTTCTCGGTATCTCTCAAAGATTTTGTGGCGGTCGCTCTGGATGGTATTGTTGTTGAGTGTCCAGAGATTAGTCTCCTCGACCTTCGCCTTGTCTCTGCGAAATCCTGCCTCATTGCGAAGCTTTCTACAATTACGGAGCTCTTCCTGATATTCATTTTTGGCCTTCTCGAAAGCATTACGGGCACAGCGGTAGCTTTCCCCTGCTTCATCCTCCATGCGTTCAATACTGTCCAGCTCACTCTCGTAGTTCCGGCTTATAACTTGCAACTCTGCCTGATGGCGCTTGCGCTCGTCAGCAGCTCTCACGATGTTCTCCTCCAGCTGAGCATGAAACAGCTCTGTAGTCATTCTGCTCACCATCATGCCACCTCCCCTCCGAAAATGAAACCACCAATCATGACCATCGCCATCACAGCTGCGAAACCAACCATGGTGAGCACAACCTCTCCATAGGTCACGCTCTCATCGCAGAGACAGCTGAAGGTCTCGCTCCTGGTAGTCATGAGGCGCTTAGCCTCACGCTTGATTGCACACTTGAGGGTATTGATACCCTCCTCAACGCTGATGCCTGCAGGTCTCACCTGCGCATCACTTAATAAAATAGAATTCTGCATATTGCATCATCTGTTAAGCATAAACAGCCGATTGTATAAAAGGGTGGCGGCTGCATTCCCCGTTGCTTAACAGATGATGACTTATCCGGAAGGACTTATCAAATCTACGGTTCATGCAGCCGCCATGTATTGGGCATATCTATTTTCCCAGTTGGAAAAAAGATTTTCCTAGGCATAAAAAAAGCCTGCGGCTAAAAGCCATAGGCGAAACGGTCGCCCTGCCGGATTGTCTACAATCATCTGTTAAGCGTTGGCAAAAGTACGAAGAATAATTGGAACCGCCAAAAAAAAAGCGAGAAATTTTAGAAGAATCTGCAGGGAATATGTTTTAGAGCATAAAATCGGGGTGATTTGAGGAGGAGAAGAAATAAAAAGGAAAGAAAAGGAAAGATTTTCCGGAATCAATCGGAATCAATCGGAAAATGACCGGGAATGACCGGAAATGACTGCGAAAACGACCGGAAATGACCGGAAACGACCGGAAACGACCGGAAACGACCGCAGGATCTTCCTTCGTTTCTGCTACTTCGAGGAATGGATTCCTCGAAAATTCCCCGATTTTCCGTGCATTTTCCTCGGAAATTCCCCGATTTTCCCCGAAATTCTCTGATTTTCCCCGATTTTCTCCGATATTCTCCGAATTTTTTCCTAACTTTGCGGTGTTTTTACATTATAATATATATTAAAGTATGGAAAGAAAAGAGTATATGAACTTGGAGAAGCGCGTAACACTTCTCCAAATGACGGTAAATATTCTCGTTGTTATCTCTATTATTCATGGAATAGTGTTAATATTGCTGCAATCACCCCATCTAAGCGTGGTGCTATCCACCCTATTAAAGCAATTAAAATAGAGACGATAACACTTATCTTAGTCCATTTAAAGCTTTGCCTCTGCAGTATCAGATTCTCATCCTCTTTAGATTTCTTCTGACGGTATGGGTATCCTTCAATGCTCTCCATTATCATTCTGTCGTAAGTCTGCATATACTTCACACCCTTGTCCAGTATATGCCACATGCCCTCAGACTCCTCGATGTAGCCCTCGTTGGCCAATGGTGGAAGTAGGAACCTCAAGTCAACATCATCAAGCTGGTTGTCAACCAGCGAGCTCCAGAGCTGCGCACGTGACTTGTCGCCCTTGATGAGCTCTCGGAGAACCAGACGAGCCTGCCTGCAGGTCTCAATATCTTGTAGTAACATAAAATTATCTTTTATACAACTATATCAAATATATGTGAATAATAAGTCCCCGGCACGGAATCGTGTCGGGGACGATGTGTTAAATAAAGATAGCCTAAATAGCAAGGCTAAGCGAGACCCATGATTTGAGCCATAGTCAGTTCCTTGACCTTCTGCTCTGTGGTCTTAGCCATGTAGCCCACTGCCACGGCAAAAGCCTTAGGGTCTGACTCCTTGAGTGCATCCATCTGACGGCGAACCTCCGCCTTATCCTCTGCGGTCTTGGCAGCTCTGTTTTGTGCAGCCAAAGCCTTCACCTTATCAATCATCTCTGTATATTCCATTATCTTCTGCATGTAAATCCTCTATTAAATGTCCCCGACACGGAATCGCGTCGGGGACGGTTGTGTGAACAGATAACCCTATGCTAACTGCAAAGAGCTAATGCGTTGTCCAATCTCCTGGACGGCACGATTGAAAATATCTTTCTGCTCGGAATTGAGCGTGTAAACATGACCGCGAACCTCTGAGCCATTGAGACGCTGAGAGAGCCATGCTGCGCTTTTGCCGAAGTAATTCTGTGCGATGTAACGAAGTGGCAGCAACTTGTAATCTTCCTCTGCAAGCTGCTCACGCAAAGTCAGAACTTCACTCTGAAGCTGCTCCATCTTTTGGTTGATGAAAGCCTTTGCTTCCTCTCTATCACTATCATCAGCATTTAATTTGATGTAGTTTAAAATTTCTGTTTTGCGAGCTTCGCTCTTTTCGTCTTCCTTGCCTGCAAGAGAAGCGTATTCCTTAAGTAAATCCGTATTATTATTCATATCTTTTATTTTTTAAATCCCCTCCCGAAGGAGGGGTAAGTTTTTACTTCTTTTTTCTTTTCTTAATCAGAACTGAAAGCTGGTCTAAAACGCTGTCTGTAAACTTCCAATAAGTTTTATCATCAATGTTGTAAGCCTTTCTCAGCCTGATGTAATCACTTAGCAGTTTCTTCTTAATTCTAATCTGCTTTTCTAGCTCTTCTTCATTCATCTGTTGAATTTTAAATTGTTAAACATCTAGTTATCTATTCACGATGCAAAGATACATAAAATTCTTTTAATAACCAAATAAAACATAAACTTTCTTTTATGATTAACTCATTTTTAACATTTCATCCCCATCAAACACGGTTTTTACCTCTTTTTCTCATCATTCTTGAATGATGTCAAACAATGTTATTACCGCTTATACCCCGAAATGCAATGTAGGGGTTCGCTCGAAAACGGCTCGTTTCTTGTGGCAATTTCATGGAAATTGGCATAAGTAGCCGTTTTCGAGCGGGCAATCAATGGCAATTGATTGCAAAATTTGGGCATTATGCACAAATTTTCCACGGTCATTTTTGCCAACTTGCTGAAAATCATTGATTTTTAGAAAGTTGAAGCAAAAAAGGGCGTGCCTTGCTGTAAGCATAGCCCCCACCGCCCTACGCTCGGAGGCAATTGCCACGGCTGACTGGAGCGGTATATGTAAGGGATTTTTCTTGTGGCAATTGCCCCAATCCCCGACTGCTGCCCCGAATTGCCATCGCCCTCGCTACTCTATCCCCTTCCCTTCATCCGCGGTCATCAGCAAGATTGGAGGCAAGTGATAGGGCAACGTGTTCCCATCACGTTGCCCATGGTGCCTATAGTCTGCCCTTGTCGTGATAGCTGTAGAAGCTTCCGTCTGTTACTATCACATGGTCCATAAAGAAGATGCGCATGATTTGGCAAGCCTTGGCTATCTGCTGGGTCAGCACATCGTCCGCCTTGCTAGGCTGCGTGTTGCCCGATGGGTGATTGTGCACGAATGCCATGATAGTTGCGCCGCTCATAACTGCCTCCCTCATGAGGATACGTATATCCACGGAAGTCTCTGTTATCCCTCCCTGGCTCAGCTTCACGCTTTTAATGAGTCTGAAATTTTGGTTCATAAAGATGGCGTATGCCTGCTCCACCTTGAGGTCTGCCATCTGCGGAAGCATGTAGTTGTAGATGGCTAGACTGCTTCCTAGGTCTGGCTTTGTCGGCATGCGCTCTAGTGCTCTGCGCTTGCCTAGCTCGATGGCTGCGAGTACTGCCAACGCCTTGCAGTCGCCTATCCCCTGCACTACCTGCATTTCGTCAATGGATAACTTTGCAAGGTTACTCAGGCTTCCGTCTGCGATATTCATCAACTGCCTTGCCTGGCTTAGGCTCTCGGTGGTTCCGGCTCCTCGATTGATAATCATGGATAACAACTCAGTGTTACTGAGTGTATCGAATCCGTAGTTAGCCGCCTTGAACTCCGGACGCTCGTCTGCTAGTATATCATTATACTTCTTCATGTTACGCTACTTTATGATAGTTATTGTTTGTTTTGTTTATCTCAACACCCTGCGGGAAACCTCTCTTAGAACGTGCTACGGCTTCATAGAAGCCGTCTTCCATCTCTTGCAGCACGCCTCTGTTGCTTATCGGGTCGTGGTGAACTGTGCGAGCCAAAAAGATTTCTCTCTCCACATAAGCGCCTGCCGCCTCCAACTTGCTTCTGAAGTCCTCGATGGTCTTGCCGCTAGACAGCAGGTCGTCGAAAAGAATGACCTGCTTGCCCTTGAAGAACTCGCCATCTACCGAAACATGATAAACATCCTCGTTAACAAAATGGCTGCCTCCGTTGTGGGTTGGCTTGCGCTCGCCATAGATGCTCATGTGCTCGTTTGCGGTCATGATGCCTGCTGCATTGAGGATTGCAGCGAAATAGCCAAATCGCTTGTTATACTTCCACTGGGAGCTGCATGGAGCGAAGACTACGATGAAGTCCTTCAACAAGTTGCCGTATTGTCTTGTCAGATAGCGGACTAGCCACTCTGCGCAGATTTGTGCCGCCATCTTGTCGCCTGCCTTGAAGTCGTAAACGAAGCGGTTGTTTGCCATCTGCTTAGTCTTATCTACGCAAAGGTTGAGATAAGCGTTTGGAACGTACTCAAAGAAATAATTCTGTCTCATATCGAAAAAATTTATAAAGTTTGAAAATTGTATTCTGGTAATGTTTGGGAGTCCAGAGATTTTTCCCACTCCTGCTGTGGAGTATTTTTTTTAATTGCATTCCGTTCAAAGCTCGGTGTGCCCTTTCGATTTTTCCTGTGCTTCAAAATGCGCTGGCAGAGGCAAACAGGTGTGGGGTTCTGTGTTAACAAAAGGTAAAGGTTTAGTGAAACGTGAAGAACCTTTGGCTTTTGCTAACCCAGGTTCATACACAGGTTTGAATCGCCAGCAGCTAACTTTGCACAGGAAAAATTCGGACGGGAACACCTGACGGGCGGCGGAGAATGCAATAAAAAATGTACGGAACAGCATTAAACAACCATCGCCCAAAAGGCGATACCGCTTCTGCAGCAAGATTGAAAAACACAAAAAAAAGGCTACCAACTCTCACGAGCTAGCAGCCTCAGATAAAATAAATAAAAACTTAAAACCTAAAATTATAAACTAAAAAGAACGAAATATTCTATCGAGGGTAATAGTTGCTCATGCCTCCCGTATAGAGGACGGTCTGAGGGAACTTATCAACGCCTATGCAAACGGTATCGAAGGCATCGGAGAAGTCGGTGCGGTTCTCCAGCCTGTCCTCATCTGTCTCCACGAGCTTCTCTCCTCGCTTATCCTTGCCGTTGTTGTAACAGCCGGCACTCTCGATGGAGATAATCAGGTCCTCGTTGTTGTCCTGGTTGATGAGAACCATGTGACGTGCATGCCCCTTGAACATGCGATCGATGAGCAACTGTTTCTCAAGATGGTTCATCGGCTTGCCGATATAGACCTCTGTAACGAGCCATCCATTGCGTCGGAGCACCTTGGTGATAATCTGGTAGAACTTATCGTTGTGGGTAGCATAGGAGTTGCCCACAAAGGTGGCATCGTAGTAGAAGATGACTCGCTTGCTCTTGAGATACTTGTAGTAGTCACAGAAGTCCTGAGCCAGTTCTGGCAACTTCCGTTCATACTTGACATAGAATGAGTTGACGATGCGCAGCTTGGTATCGGAACCCACCTGCCCGACTACGAGACAGTTGATGTTGTTGTTTGCATCGCTGCCGATGACCAGCGGTAAACCGTCCTCCAGGTCGCCATCCATTCGGCAGTCCTGCTTGTCGTGCTTAGGGTCGAACTTATACTGCAGGTCATTGAGGTACCTGGTGTTCGGTGCTGTATAAAAGTTGCGATCTTCATCAAGCCCGGAGTAGAATCCATCCTGCGCGATGCCTACATGCTGGCACATGATGCTCGTGAGGAACGTCATCTTAGGCAGGTCTCGCTTCATCTGTCGGATGAAGTCCTCGCCCAGAACTGCGAGGTTCTGAATGCTCGAGCACCTGGAATACACCAGGGCATAGGAGCGGAGGGAGTGCAGAACCCTCTCATATTTCTGCACCTGCGACATATAATAATCATATCGCTCGGGGTGCGCAGCCAGCTTGCTGCGGATGCCGTGCAGCTGCACAAGCACCGTCTCCAGCGTGGCGACCAGTTCCTTGTCTTCTTTCTTCTCCCAGGACATGAACCAGGAACCCTTCTTGGTCGCCGAAGTATCTGATGTTATGGTAAGACCATGGTGCAGACAGCAGCCACCGAACAGCTGCTTGTTACCACGGTTAGCCGGAAGCGTTTCATTGTTGAGCTGCTCCCAGTCGATGAACTTGGCCTCGTCGATGAAGACATGGTCGAGAGAGAGGGAGTTGGAGGTTCCGCTGCGGTCCTGAGAGATAATGTTGAGATAGGTACCGTTGTAGAAAGCAACCGTGTTCTCCCAGTTCATAGGCTGGAAGTGCGGTTCCTGCCAATGCAGCGCCTTCCACGGCTTCTTGCCCACTATGTAGTGAATATCTCTCTTGTAGCCCCACTCCTCGAGATGCACGAGAGCTGAAGGAAGGATGTTGGTCTGGCATCGCTTGACCGACGGAGCCACCATGCCCAGGCACGAACCCGGCATGTGCTGCACAGCATAGAGGATGCGGCCAGCCTCGACCACACCCTTTCCGGTACCACGCCCCCATTCGCAGACCAGCGTCTTGGGCATGAGCTGCAGGACGCGCGACTGCACGTCGTTGAAGAATAACTCCTTAGGTCTTGCTTTCATCATCTGGCGGAAGTTCTTCGAAGTCAGCATCTTCGATGTCCGGCATCGAGTACCGCTTCTCCATTTTCTTGATTTTCGCACGAAGATTAGGAATCCTCTGCAAACCGATGACTGACGGATCATCCGTCATGCGGAACTCAACTGGTACAATCTTGTCAAAGGCAAGTTCCGGCTCATCAGGCGTGTCGGTTCGGTTATTCTTGATGCGGTTTTTCTGCATCACGGCTAGGGCACGAAAGTCCCCTGCAGCCTTGGCAGCCTTGCGGTCCTCGTCTATCTCCTGGTTGACTTTCCATCTCCAGAATTCCTTTGAGGCGGCGTTGAGGTTGCCGAGCATGACCTGGCAGAGATGAATATCATCGTATGCCTGGGTCTCGCTGACGCCGAACATGGCCTTGTCCTGATCAACCATCTCCCTGACGGTAAAGCGTGGATAGCGCAGCCAGAAGGCGTAGCAGCCACGCAGCCGCTCCACTCTCGCCTTGACGATGGCAGAGATGTGAAGTTCCTGAAGTTCATCCTCGTTGAGAGGCATGTACTTCATGTAGTCATCAATGTTGACTGGTAAACTCATATCTAACTGAGGTTAGCCATAATCTGCGAGAGTTGCGACATGATGGACTGGTAGGCTCCTGGAGAACCTACCTTGGCGAGTGCGATATTATTGATGCGCAGCTCGTTAGCGGTCTCCGCTAAGCCTTTGAGATAACGGATGCGATAGGGTGAGCGCGGCTCCTGCAGCTCCAGCTGCATGGCCATGGCCTCGTCGGGAGGCAGTTCCATCATGATGGGCACCTCTTCGACCGGTGTCATGGTCTTTGCCAGGTCATAGACCATCTGCAGGTAAAGTTCACTCTCTTCCAGATAGGGAAATTGTTGTCGTATCATCCAGCAAATTATTTAGCATGTTATTGAGATTGAGATAGACATCTCTGTCAGTCGTGATGAACGTGCACTCTGCACGGTCACCATACGTCTGATTCTGAGATGTTATCACGGAGACTAACCACTCGCTGTTAGCAACGAGCATGACCTTGGAGTGGTTGAGCGTCAGCCTAACAGAGTCAAAAGCCTCTATCATCAAGCGACTTAGCTTTAAAGTTTTACGTGAAGCTTTAATGTCTGCCACTAACACTGAGGAGTTAATCAACCCTCGCTTGCGAAGGTTGATGACTCCACAGAGGAAGGCATCGGATGTGGAGAAGGTGGTGACAGCAATGTGAGCTGCACCAGTCTGCTCCAATATCCACCCCAATAGCCCAAGGGTGTGAAGCCCCTGACCAAGGAAGACCTGCGAGCTACTCTGCTGAAGCGGCTTCAGGACTTGCTGTATCTGTGTCGCCCTCATGGTCTCCAGTCTCCTCTGCCTTCTGCTCCTCGCTGACGGTTATGCCCGCCTGCTGAAGCTTTGCGATGGTATCAGCGGTGATTTCAGCCTTGGCTGTAATCAAGAGCTGCACACGCTCATTGACCTTTGCTCGCAAGGCATCAGCCTTGTCGGTGTTGCCAGCCTCCATGAATCCAATGAGTTGGTCAAGGTTCTTGGTTATGTAGGAGCGAGCATTGCCTATCTGCTTGGAGGTGATGGCAGCTACTGGCTGCTCCTCTGCTTGCTGCTCCTCTGCATCACCCGGCTTGGCATGGTCGTAGACGTCCATGGCCTGCTTGTATGCATAGTACTCCTCCTTGAGCGTAAGGAGCATGCGCTTGAAGTCTTCGTCAGCAGCATGCAAGCCCTCGTATCTGTCACATGACATGTCGTATGCCTTGCAAGCCTCAAAGTGTTCCTTGATTTTCTTCCACAGAGCGCAGTTGTTATCCCAGATAGCCTGGATGTTGTCAGGCAACTGGTCATGATCTGCTCGTTTGCCCTTGGCAACGATGGCTGAAGGCACGATGGAATCGATGTTTTCTGACTCCACGACCGGAAGATGAGGTGCTAGCTGCTTTGTAATCTTGTCTGCTTCTGAGGTCTTGTCAACCGCAGTCTGAAGGATAGGTGTGACCTTCTTGTCGTAGTCTCTCACATCATCGATGGTCATGCCCTCGATGCGATAGTTGAGATGCTTCTGCAGCTCATATTTGAGCAACTCGAGTTTGCCCTGAGGGTCAAAGTTGATGAGTTGGTAGAGGTGGCGGTTGTTATTCATCTGCAGGAGGAGCAGCGCTCCCTCCCTGATGTTGGCATCGGTATGCTCGCAGTCAAACCACTTCTTTAACTTTTCAGTAAATTTCGGATCATTCATAAAAATGAGAAAATTAAAATGGCGAGGCGAGCTCATGTAAGCATCGCCCCGCCACCGATTGTAGTTATTCTGGAAATAAAGTACCCTGTGTTATTTCTGTTCGCCCTTGTCTGAAGGATTTACCGTCACTGGCTTGCAGTCCTTGCCGCTGATGGTTCCATCAGCAGTTGTAAGGTTGCCGAAGTAAAATGGAGGCATGGTCTCGCAGCTGACAGAGATCTCCAGCGTGGTGTTGGTCTCGTCTGCAATGCCTGCACCTGAAGACTGAGAAGGTGTCACGTCGACCTCGAAGGTCTCGTCACCGAACTGGCGAAGCTTGCCGTTGCGCTCAGGTACCATGAAGATGCAGTCATCGTTGAGGAGGATGGAAGCCAGGGCTGATGCTTCCTCCTCTGTACCTGGGAGGATGAGAGTAGCCTTGAGGTTCATGGTTTTGCAGCCATGCTCACCCTGCGCCTCTGGCGAGAAGGAACTCTTGTCTGTGACGAAGGCTACCTTAATCCAGGCCTTGTCTGCCTGAATGGTGTGGCTATCCTTGATGACGAGATAATCCTTGAGTGAGGTGGCAGCCTCCTTCTGCGGCTCAGCTAACTTGGTGATGTATCGTCGTGGAATGAAGAAACCGAAGGCTCTGACACCAGGCAATCTCTTCTCACCAGGACACTTCAACACATCCTCATAAAGGTCTGCGGTTGAAGCACATGTTTTCTTTGTTGCCATATATATATAATATAATGTATAACCATGGACAGCTATCCCCTACTCTGAAGGGATAGTGTCGTAACCGAAGAGGATGCGTTCCTTGGAGATCGACTCGAACTGAGTACCGAAGTACATGGTTGCCACGAAGTCAACCAGGAAGTGAGAGTCAAGAGATTTCTCTACGCCAAAGTTCGCCTTGTCGCCCTCGGCGGCCAAACCGATGAGCATGTTGCTTCCTGGAGTGATGATCTTGTAGCCCGCAGGAACGTTGTCAAGACCCACAAGGGTGCAGTTGCTGGCACCATCCAACTTGTTGTGGTTGAACTCATTGTTCCAATTGACCGTGCCGTATTTATCTCGATAACAGCGGCGGTAGAGCGTGAGTTCATGGCTGTTCATGAACATGCATGTACTAGTGCCCTTCAGTTTTTCATCGGCAGCATCATAGAATGCTTCGATAGCATCGACAGCGTTGACACCAGTCATCGCGGTTGTATTGCAGAGGTTGCCCTTCTCAACAGCAATCGCCTTAGACTTGATTTCTGCATCGGAGATGGTCTTGAAACCATCAGCGAGGTCTGCGGTACCAGAGCCTGCTGGGTTACGCTTCATGGTGAAGAGGTACTTGAAGAGTGCCTCACCTATCTTGCCTGCCAGGAACATGCCAATCAGTTTGGTGATAGGCTGGTTTTTGAGCGCTTCGCCCTGGAATACGTTGGAGCCATAGATAGACTCACGAACCTTATTTGGTTCAAAAGGCTTGACACACGAACCAAGGAATGTCTCCAGGGTACGGCCTGTGATGGTAACGCCATTCTCATCCTTGCGAGTAAGAGAGTATGGCCCGAGCTCCATGTCGCCTGCGAGCTCTCCGACAGTCTCCTTGCCACGAACGCCCACGCGTCGGCTCATGAATTTTGCAGCCTCGTCAAGAGCGCGCACAGGCATCTTAATGATGTCCTTGCGGTACTTCGCGAAGCTAGTCTTCAGAGAATCAGGAGTAATTTGAATTGTATTTTCTAAAGCTGCCAT